GGTTTGCGCACGCAACCGCATTTCAACGTTTTGGAATTGGAATTATGAATCCAGGTAAGCCATCAAAACCGGCCTCACTAAAACTCCTGCAGGGGAATCCGGGCGGACACCAGTCGGTTGCTGAGCTCAAGAAACAGGCGGCAGAAGAGCCGAAACCGGAGGTTTTGAGCGATATTCCAGAGCCGCCAAGGGAATTATGTCCCGAGGCGCGCGAGGAATGGGACCGTATTTGTGCCGAGTTGGTTCACACGCGGCGGCTGACTGCCGGAATGATGTCCTGGCTGGCTACGGTGTGCAGTACCCATGCTCACGTCATGATGATGGAGAAAATAGGGGCACCTCCTAATGCGGCTTTGCTGGGTCAGATCCGGTTGATGTATGAAGGATTTGGCCTCACCCCGCAGTCTATGCACAAAACGAAGTCAATAAATGGCAAAGACAAAGAAAGTCCGCTCGCCAAGTACATCCGGCGCGCCTGATCAAGCAACGCAGTATGCGGAGGAGGTGAAGGCGGGAAGAATTATCACTGGCAAGCCCGTGCTTCAGGCCTGCATCCGGCACCTAAAGGACATAAAGCGTCAGAAGCAGACCGGGTTGCAATGGAAGGCGGACAGCGCCGAATGGGCGATTGGGTTTTTCAAGGACAATCTAACAGTGGAGGTCAAAAACGAAGTTGTCCCGTTTATCCTTTTGCCGTTTCAGTGCTTCATTGTGGGCTCACTGTTTGGCTGGTTCAATGCTGATGGCACGAGGCGATTCAAAACTGCGTTCATCGAACAAGGGAAGGGATCAGGGAAGACTCCGCTTGCCGCCGGCATCGGCCATTATGGCTTGATCGCTGATGAATGCCTTTCTCCGGAGATTTATTTCGCGGCTGTTACGCGTGACCAGGCGGGCATCGGATGGAAGGATGCCAAGGCAATGGCCGAACGATCCGAGGCTCTCGCAGAGGTTCTGGAAATCGGGGCAACGGCTATCGTCTACCCCGGGAATAACGGTGTCTATCGCGCGGTATCGAGTGAGCATCGGGGATTGGACGGAAAGCGCGTCCACATGGCCATCATCGACGAGATTCACGAACATCCGACCTCGATGGTATGCGACAAGATGAAAAAGGGCACCAAGAAAGATTTGAATGCCCTGATCATTGAAATCACAAACAGCGGATCGGATCTCGAAAGTGTCTGTTACCACCATCACCAGTATTCGCTAAGCGTGCTCGACGGAACCATCAAAGACGATGCGTGGTTCGCTTATGTCTGTGCACTGGACGAGAAAACCAAGGAAGCGCCCGGAGACGACTGGATGAACGATGAGTCTTGCTGGATTAAGACAAATCCCGGACTCGGAACCATCCTACCGATTGAATATCTCCGGAAAGAAGTAAACGAAGCGAAGGGGATGCCATCGCAGCGGAACATCGCGGCGCGCCTGAATTTCTGTGTATGGACGCAACAGCACGAACTCTGGATTCCCATCGAGAAGTGGGAGGAATGCAACGAACAGTTTAATCCGGATGAATTACTCGGGAAGCCGTGCTGGATTGGCATAGACCTTTCGGACAAGCTGGATTTGTCCGTCGCCGTGGCGGTGTTTAAGTATCCGCTCGACAAGGAAATCCAGGTCACGGTAGCAAAACGCGCGGAGCTAACCCGACCATCGCCGGATCTGGAAGCGGTTGAAAGATCGGTCAATATCGACTTTGGGATCAGCATCGTCCCAATTTTCTTTATCCCGGAAGAGACGATGTTTATCCGTGAGAGGGAAGACAAGGTTCCTTATTCGCAATGGGTCAAGGATGGTTATGTGATCGCTACGCCGGGCACGATTATCGACTATGACTATATTTACAGAGAAGTCATCGGCATGGCGGACAAATATTCGGTGCAGCAAATCTGTTTTGACCCGAGAGGTGCTACACAGCTTGCGCACCAGCTTGGTGAGGCCGGTTTCGAAACGATTGAACTGACTCAGGGTTACAACAACATGTCGGAGCCGAGCCAAATATTCGAGGCCCTGGTGTATGCGGCCCGCGTGAGGCATAACGGGAATCCGGTACTAAGAAATCATGTTCAGAACTCCTCGGTGAAACACAGCAAGGACAACCGGATGATCATTCCGTATAAGTCGCACCAAAGGAAACGCATTGACGGCGTGACAGGTACCATTATGGCCCTGAATCGGGCAATGATCGGGGAAGGCGGCGGATCAATCTATGACCATCCTGAGGAGATTTGGATTAAATGAAACGATCAGATATTTCCGATGTCGAGATTATTGAAGCCTGCCGTAAATTTCATGAATGCGAGGCCGAGACCCCAGATATAACCCTGGCCAACAAATATCCAGCGAAGATCATTATCGCAAAAATGCATCAGATGTACGCTCGGGGACTTATTGATTATGGGGTTAGCCTCCGGACAGCCTGGCCAAAGGATTATTACTGATGACAATTCAGGGTAGAGCTTTATTCGCTCCCGGAGACGGTTTCCAGGAGAGGGGAGAGAAACGCCCGAGGCCGGGTCCCTGGGATGACTTCTGGTACTCCAAACAACCCTACGAAAACAGCATTGGAATTGACGTAACCGAAGACCTTTCCCTGACATATTCCACCGTTTGGGCCTGCGTGAAAGTAATATCGGAGGATCTCGCCAGTTTGCCACTATTTGTCTACAAAAGGGGCGACAATTCCAAGGAAAAGGCGCCGGATCACCCGCTTTACTGGCTGCTACATGACCAGCCGAATCCCGAAATGACGGCTATGCAATTCAGGGAAGCCTTGCAGGCGCATCTGCTTCTGTTCGGCAATGCCTACGCGCAAATTCTACTAGACCTGCGCGGACGCCCTCAATCCATATGGCCGCTTGATCCCAAGCGCATGACCGTCACGCGGCCAGGTAAGGAAATAGTTTATGAATACCGCTTGCCGGATGGCACGAAAGAACTGTTTCCGCGGGATGAAATCTTTCACATTGCCGGGCTTGGCTATAATGGACTGATCGGACACTCTCCCATTGCCTATCATCGGGAAGCCATCGGCGTTGGTCTATCCGCGCAGCAATTTCAGGGCAGTATTCTCAAAAATGGCGCATTTCCCAGTGTTGCTTTAACTCATCCCTCACCAAAAGCTCCGAGTAAGGCCGGTCGGGACGAATTCCGCGCCGAACTCGCCCAGGAATATTCCGGCCGTAGTAATACCGGAAAGATTATGACTCTGTGGGAAGGCATGAAGGCGGAACGCCTCAGCATGACAATGGAAGATTCCCAATTCATCGAGTCGCGCAAGTACAATCGCACGGAAATATGCGCCATTTATCGCGTACCTCCGCATAAGATCATGGACCTCGAGCGCGCGACCTTCAGTAACATTGAACAGCAGAGCATTTCCTATGTGATCGACGCCATCCGTCCCTGGGCTGTGCGATGGGAGCAGGCGATTAATCAGAGGCTGCTGCGCGGGTCCGGCATGTTCTTCGCGGAGCATTCGATGGAAGGATTACTGCGCGGGGATATTGCCAGTAGATATGCGGCCTATGCGGTCGGCCGGCAATGGGGATGGCTAACGGTTAACCGAATTCTAGAATTAGAAAATCTCAATCCGGTCAAAGGCGGAGACACTCGTCTTGAGCCGTTAAATATGGTTTCCATAGATGAGAATGGGGAAAGAATAATTCAATCTGCCCCGGAACCTGCCGCACCAGAGGCACCAATCACGGATCAGGAAAAAGAAGCAGCCGCGCGCGCGATTCGTCAGCTGCGGCTCATCAGGAGGTAAGGATGGAAGTCAAAGATCCAGAATTAGCCAAACGGATAGCCGCCTGGGAAGTCCAAAACAAACGAGTCCGAACCGGAATTGAGCGGCGCTATATCTGCGAAGAGGTGAGGATCGATTACGAAAACAAGTCTCCGCGCATCACCGGCTATGCGGCTGTGTTCAACCAGCGTACGCAACTATGGCCTGGATTCTGGGAGGAGGTTGCGCCGGGAGCGTTTGCGAAATCCATCCAGGCGGATGATGTGAGGGCTCTGATCAACCATGATCCGAACCTCCTTCTCGGACGCACGAAGGCGGCCACGCTACTATTATCGGAAGACGGTCATGGTTTGAAATATGAAATCATCCCTCCGGATACAACCTACGCGAAGGATTTGGCGGTATCGCTGAAGCGCAAAGACATTACGCAGTCGTCATTTGGTTTCAACATCGTGGATCACTCTGAACGGAAAGATGAAAAGACGGGTGATAGGACGATCACCTTGAAGGAAGTCAAGCTCTACGATGTTTCACCAGTAACGTTTCCCGCATACCCAGGAACAGAGGCGCATGTGCGCATGATGGTAGGTGAAGAGGAAATTGTCTATCTGTTCGAGGACAGCGGCCAGGTGATAGTGCTGCCGACTGGCGCGGAGGTGCGTCAGGAGGTTGCGCTATCAGATGAGGATCTGTTCAGGGCATTCGAGAAAATGAAAGGAAGAGCCCTCGGATCCTAAATAGCAATTTGCAACCGAAACCATAGAGCCGCTTTTGAGCGGCTTTTTTCATTTCTGGGCCGTGATGAGCGGCCTTTTTCATTTTAGGAAGGACTCTAATGAAAACTGACCGAGTAAAAGAATTAACTCGCAAGGTTCTCGAACATGAAACGGCTATCGATGCGATTAAGGCGAAGTCCCAAGGTGAACAACGTCCTATGACGGACGAGGAACGAGCATCTTGGGCCAAGTTGAATGTCGATTACAGGGCCTACGTCGAGGAACTAGCGCTCGAACAAATAGATGTGGACAATCGGGGCGAAGCCGACAGATCGCATCGGGAACCGATAAGACCCGGTGTTGATACCCGTGATGAACGGCAGCGGAAGTTCCCCGGCCTGCCTCCGCCTGAACTACGTTTCGACTCCTTCGGCGATCAGCTTGCTGCCATCATCCGCGCCTCGCAGCCTGGCGGTCCCGTGGATCGGAGACTGAATGTGCGCGCCATTGATGGGATGAGCGAAAAGGTTCCCTCGGATGGCGGGTTTCTCGTCCAGCAGGATTTCTCATCTGAACTTCTGCGGAACGTTTACGAGAAGTCGCCAGTGGTTTCAAGGGTGCGCCATATCCCGATTGGCGCGAATTCCAATGGCTTGAAGATCAACGCAGTCAACGAAACTAGCAGAGTGGCGGCCTGCGGCATCTGGGGCGGCATCATCATGTATTGGCTTGGAGAAGGAGCAACGAAGACGCCCACCGCTCCCAAGTTGCGCCAGATTGAACTCAAATTAAAGAAGGTCGCGGGTCTCTATTACGCAACCGACGAACTTTTGCAGGATGCGACGGCCCTGGCATCCATCGCCAATGATGGTTTTGCCGAAGCGTTGGATCTCACACTGGAAGACGTGATTATCAACGGCAGTGGAGCGAATCAACCGTTGGGAATCATGAACGGTGGGGCATTGATTACCTGTGCCGCTGAAGGTGGCCAGGACCCCGACACAATCGTTGCCGAAAACATCATTAATATGTGGTCTTTGCTCCAGGCGCGCGACATGGCAAATGTCGTGTGGCTATGCAGCAGATCGATCCTGCCACAGTTGATGCAATTGCAAATCGTGATCGGCGCAACAGGTCAATTGCTCTGGATGCCTCCAGCCGGACTCGCCGGCGCTCCCTATGGGACGCTTCTTGGACGGCCTCT